GCCGTCCTGGAGACCGGCGCCCTGTCCATCCAGGCCCCGCCCGACGGCGTCGGCCCCTACGACGAGTCGCTCACGCTCAACCTCTACAGCGACGCCCAGCCGTCCGCGCACGCCGGGTGGAGGCTGCGCCTGGGCACGATCGACGACGCCCGGTACCCGGAGGTCAATCTCGACATGTCCGCGGCGCCGTCCCTGATCGACGCCGTCACGGCGCTGGAGATCGGCGACCGGGTCACCATCGCCAACCCGCCGCCGTGGCTGCCGCCCGGCCCGATCGACCTGATCGTCATGGGCTACACCGAGACGATCGGCCACCCGACCGACTGGGATCTCACGCTCAACTGCGTGCCGGCCGCGCCGTGGAACGTCGGCTGGATCGGGGATGCGACGAGCGCCCGCCTGCCCCGCGAGTTCGGGTGGACCGACGGCGACACCAGCCAGCTGGTCAGCGCCCTCGCGTCCGGTGACACGGTCGTGCCGCTGCTGACGAACAGCGGGCCGGTGTGGTCCGGCGCGGTCGCCGACACCCCCTGGGACTGGGCTGTTGGGGGCGAGACCGTCACCGTCACCGCGCCGGGCACGCTGCTCAATCCGAACCCGTTCTTCGACAGCACCGTCACCAACTGGACCGCGCAAAGTTCGTCGATCGCCTGGTCTGCTGCCGCCGTGTGCCCACACCCGCGGGCCAAGGGGTCCCTGCGCATCACCCCGGACGGTGTGTCCGCGACCGGCGGGGCGCTCGGCGACCTGACCGGGGTCGGCAGTATCAACCCCGGGGGCGTGTACGTCCTGTCGGCCTGGGTCATGTCCCCCGCCGGGTCCTCGGATCTCCAGCCCGCCGTGGACTGGTACACCTCCGGCGGCGCGCTCATCTCCAGCGTGACCGGGTCGAGCATGTCGGCCACGGCCGGCCTCTGGACCTACCTCGAGCAGCAGTTCACCGCGCCGTCCACCGCGTCACAGGCCCGGGTGCGTATGCGGCACGGCGGCACGCCGTCGGCCTCCGCCGTCTGGTACGTGTGGGCCGCGCGGATCACCCGCCCCAAGGCGAGCTGGCTGTACGACCAGTTCGGCCGGACGGTGGCCAGCAACTGGGGCACCTCCGACTCCGGGCTCACCTGGACCCGCTCGGGCGGCTCGGCCACCGACTACAACGTCAACAGCTCCGGGTACGCCGGGCACATCCTGTCCACCCTCGACACCTCGCGGCGCACCTCCGTGGCCGCGATCCACGCGGACAGCGACACCTACGCGGACATCACCACGAGCGCGCTCGCCACGGGCGACAGCCTGTACGGCGCGCTCTGCGCCCGGATGCCCGACGCCAGCAACATGTACCTGGCCAGGGTCGAGTTCACCACGGCGAACACGATCATCCTGTCCATCCGCAAGATCGTCGCGGACGTACAGACGTCGCTGGGCACCTTCACGCTGCCGCGCACCACGCACGTGGCCGGGCAGTGGCTCACCGTCCGGTTCCAGGTCCAGGGCACCGCGCTGCGGGCCAAGGCCTGGCTGTCCGGGGCTGTCGAGCCCGGGTCGTGGCAGATCGACGTCACAGACAGCGCGCTCACGGCCGCCGACCCGATCGGCACCCGCTCCATCCGGTCGACCGGCAACACCAACGCGGCCACGGTCGAGGTCCGCTACCGGGCGTTCGACGTGATCAACCCGCAGCTCTTCACCGTGGCCCGCGCGGCCAACGGCATCGTCAAAGCGCAGGCTGCGGCGGCTCCGGTCGCGCTCGCCACGCCCAGCTACGTCGCCCTGTAGGAGGCGCACGGTGGTCCTCTATCAGCCCGGTCAGCGGCTCACCTGGCAGCGTCTCCAGTCGGGCAGCCCGACCGACATCGCCAGCTACGTCCCGACCATCACCAACCACGGCACAGCCGTTTTCAGCATCCAGACCGGCCTTTACTCGATCACCGACATCTGGGTCGACGTGATGATCTTCCTGGCCGTGACCACGGCCGGCAGCGGCAGCGGCATCGTCACGGTCGACATGCCCACGAACGTCGACCGCACGGTCCGCCAGGCACTCACCGTCCACGGCGAGACCCTCGGCGTCAACGGCAACGGCGCCTCGACCGGCGGCACGATCCGCGGCGGCGAGTGCGTGTTCTTCACCGGCGGCTCCGGCGCCCGCGCCGACCGCATCCGCGTCGACGACAGCGACGGCGACGGCGAGAACAACATCCAGGGCGTCGACCTCAAGAGCGGCGCCCTGGTCATCATCCAAGGCCGCTACCGCCGCGCCTGACCAACCCCCGCACCGCCCGCCCCGCGCCGATGGCCGGGGCCTTTCTCATGTCTGGAGTCCGCATGGCCGCACCGCTGTCCGCTGCCAAGTTCCTGGCCGCCCTAAAGGGCGAGGGTGTGAAGGTCGTCGAGGTCGGCGGCTGGGAGACGCACAACCGAAACCACAAGGGCGCCTGGGGCCCCGTCCACGGCGTGATGGTCCACCACACCGTCACCTCCGGCACGGCCAAGACCGTCGCCATCTGCCGCGACGGATACGCCGCGCTGCCCGGCCCGCTGTGCCACGGCGTCGTCGCCAAGGACGGCACCGTCCACCTGGTCGGCTACGGCCGGGCCAACCACGCCGGCCTCGGCGACGACGACGTCCTCCAGGCGGTCGTCGCGGAGAAGGCGCTGCCCGCCGACAACGAGGCGAACACCGACGGCAACCGTCACTTCTACGGCTTCGAGTGCGAGAACCTCGGCGACGGCAAGGACCCCTGGCCCGCCGTCCAGGTCGAGGCCATGGTCCGCGCGGCCGCCGCCCTGTGCCGTGCGCACGGCTGGGGCGAAGACGGCGACACCTCGGTGATCGGCCACAAGGAGTGGCAGCCGGGCAAGGTCGACCCGGCCGGCCCCGGCGTCTCGATGCCCAACATCCGTGCCCGCGTCGCCGAACGGCTGAAGCACCCCGCGAGCTGGTCGCCGAGCACCACACCCGCACCGACACCCAAGCCGCCCACAACCGAGGAGCGGCTCACCGCCCTAGAGAAGCGCGTCACCGCGCTCGAAAAGAAGTGAGGTAGTCATGCCTGGATTCACCCTGCCCGGCGAGGCTGAGACCGTCGTGAAGACGGCGAAGACCTACGCCGTCGACCTGGTCGAGCGCGTCCTGTGGACGTTCCTCGGCGCGGCTGGCGCCGTCGCCCTCGCGGGCGGCCCCGCCGACATGCTGCACGTCTCCTTCTGGCAGGGAGCAGCCACGGCCGGCATCGCCGCAGCGGTCTCCCTGGTGAAGGGTCTGTTCGTCTGCGGCCTCGGCCAGCGCTACAGCGCCAGCTCGGCGCCCGGCGTCTGATGGGGGCCCCCGCCTCGGACCCGGCGGGCGTCTACATCAGCAGCGCGCAGATGTACCAGGAGTTGAGATCCCTGAGCGATGGCCTGACCCGGGTGGAGACGAAGCTCGACAGCATCGGACAGGGCCTCCACGACCTCGACAAAGACGTCGCCGACCACGAGACCCGCATCCGCACGCTGGAAAAGGCCCGCTGGCCGTTGCCCACGCTCGGTGTCCTTGCCGGCGTCGCTGGCGCTGCGACGGGCGCCTTCTCCCTGCTCGCACGATGACCGCGGCCCCGCTCTCCTTCGGGAGGGCGGGGCCGCTTCGTCATGTCTGGGGGTCGGCGACGAAGCTGCCCATGCCTGGGGTGGTGGTGATGAGCCCCTCCTCGCGGAGCGCGGCCGTGGCCTTCCGGACGGTCCCGCGGGCCACCTCGGAGACGAGGGCGCGGGGCGGCAGTTCACCGGAGGCGATGCGAGCACGGAGCGCGTCGGCGATCTGCTCCCACTTGGGCCGGGTGGGGTCGAAGTCGGTCACCCGCCCGACTGTAGATATTCGGACGTATCAGGGCATAGATATACATAGCCATGCCTAGGTATGGACAGGTGTGTACAGGGCTTCTACGGTGGCGCCACGGATAAACCCCGGCGACCGCGCGAACGGCCCCGGGGGGTGGACGACTGGATGGAGTCGACGTGACCGACCATACGCATACCCCGCCCCGCAGCACAGACCATGTGCCAGACGCTGGTTGGTGCGACTGGCACCGAGGACCGTCCGGGACCGCCATTCCCGTCGAGGGTGGCAGCGCGTGCGCCCCGTGCCGGGAGCAGCGCCACCTCGTCCCGCTCCGCCGGGCGGTGCGGCCATGAACGCCCGGACCGTACAGCCGCTCGCACCCGTGGAGTACCGGGCGCTCCTCGCCCACTGCTCGTCCTGCGACTCGTGCCGGACCGCCACCGGGCGCGCATGCCCGCGGGCCGGCGTGCTGCGCCGACAGTGGCACGCTGCGAGCC